AGTTTTTCGCCGCACGTGCAGCGGGCATCAGACATTGCGTAGCCTCAGTGACCACGCAGCAGCTGCAGCACTGATACCACGGCTCTTGGCGATCCAGTCAACCAGGGCCTTTCGGTCTTCGGCACGCTCCTCGGTAGCAGCGGGCACTTGCGTGGCCAGCCACGCTTCGTAGGACCGCAGGGCTACGCTGGCAGACGTGGACGGGTACGCCGGCACCAGCACTGGCCCAACGTCATACAGCCCGCTTACCTCGCGGATCTGCCGGACAGCCTTGCCGTCATCGCCAGGGCGGAAGCCCTCGCCGCTCTTGTCCACCGTGAAGGCGAACGACGAGCCACGCACGTCACGCCGCTGGATGAGCTCGAGCACGTCGGCCCGGCTCACTGGTGGCGTCACCACGTACCGCAGCCCCTTGTCGTCGCTGGAGAGCTCCAGCGTGCCCGACGAGGAACGGCCGAGAACGATGTTGCTGTCGTGGTTGAATAGGGCCACCACGTCGCCCTTGCCACGCTGGCGGCTCAGAACCTTGTCGAAGGCACCGGGCAGGATCTCTTCTTTGAACCCGCCAAGGTCAAGGCTCAGCCGGTTGTAGACGGCGGCATACCCAACGATGGCAGCCCGGCCGTCAGCACGGCTCTCGATCACCAGCTCGTCATCCTGCTCAAAGGCAAAGTCGCGGCGTTCAATCTCCATCGGTCGAGTCCTCCTGTGTGTCTTCGGCATCGTCCGCTGGGCTCTCTTCGTCCTCGACGGCTGGCAGCCCTGCCGCCGGCTCAGGCACTGGCGGCTCTTCGCCAACCCTGTCGAGCGTGGTCATGTTCTGCTGAATGAAGTGCTTGTCGCCATCCGGGCCGATGGGGTTGAGGTTCTCAGCCTCACGGATCTCATTGATCGTCATCCAGCCGTTCTGGAGAGCCGAGACATAGAACGCAGACCGGCTTGCGTGGTCGCCACGAAGCAGGCCGTTGACGTTGTGCTCGGCGAAGTACGTCTCATCATCCACGATGAGGTCGCGCGAGATTGCCGCCTCCCAACGCTTCAAGTGAGGCAGCAAACAGTGCTGCACAAATTCCGTTCCCTGAACTTCGATATTGCTGTACGTACTGCGGGTCAGATCCTGAATCATGTGGGGCGGCACGCGGAACGCCCGGCAGATCTCGATGACCTGATACTGCCGAGTCTCAAGGAACTGGGCCGCCTCATTGCTGCCGCTGAGCTCGTGGGCCTTCACGCCGTTTGGCAAAATCGCCGTGCGAAACGCTCGGTCAGGTCCACGGTGCATTCGCTCCCATTGCTCGCGGAGCCGCTCGGCCGCCTCGATTGGGATGGGGTTCTCGCTCTCCAGCACAATGCCCGGCCTGGCGTTGTTGCCGAAGTAGGTGGACCCGTGAGTCTCCAACGCCTGCGACAGCCCGATGGCGTTCTGAAAGATCTTGTAAGTGGGGATCGCCTTGATGCCGTCCTCGGTCGTGAACCGCAGACAGAAGATCTGCTCCTGGCTGTACACCGTCTGCCGGCCGCTCGGCTCACGGTAGATGTACCGCAGCGTGCCGTTTTCAAGTCGCTCCACCTCCATCCGGCTACTGTGCAGCGGCCACAGTTCAGATACCGCACCTCGAGCACCTGGGCGGATCTCGGCGTAGCTCGCACCGTAGTGGAGGTACATGCCCGTCATCCAGTCCCGGAACTCTTGGGCCGTCTGCCACGGGTTGGGCTGCATGTGCAGCAACCGATACACCGGGTGCGTCTGGGCCTTCTGCTTGCCGCCGTTGGCCATCCGCTCAAACACATGCAGAGGCAGTGCAGATACCGCATCCGATATGACCCGGATGCAGGCCGTGTAGGCCGAGCACGCCATGGCGTTGTCGGCGTTGACCCGGATGCCAGACGGCGTGCGAGTTGGCGAAACCTCTGGCCAGTCGATGCCACGAAGGTCAAACATCTTGAAGTCGGCGGCGGCTTGCTCTGTCATAGCGTGATGATGTCCCAGTTGCCTGCGGTCGATGACGATGTTGCGTAGACGCCTGCCGCCATCACCAGAGCCACAATGCCGTCGATCCGCTCATGGCTTCGCTGCTTGCTCGGCTTTATGTTCTGCCCGTCTGTCTGAATGGCCACGTTTCCTGCCTGCCACGTCAGCGGCTCGTGCCCACCGTGGAGCAGCTTGCCGCTCACGATCCATGCCTCGACCTGCTTGGCGGGTGCTGACATAGAGCCGTAGCCCTGCCCGAAACCTACAACCGGCAGCCCGTCCTCTTGCAGAAGTTGCGTCAGGTGCGTCGAGTTCCAGCGGTCCACGGCTATCTGCCGGAAACCGTACTTCTTGGCCAGGTCGTTGATGTCACGCCGAACGTGCGTGTAGTCGGTGACGTTCCCTTGAGTGACGTGCAGCAAGCCCTTTCGCTGCCACACGTCATAAGGCACCTTATCTCTCTTAACCCTTTGGCTTAGGTTCTCCGAAGGTATCCAAAAGTGCGGCTCTACCCAGAAGGTTCCATCGTCTAGCGGAAACAGAATCACAAAAGCCGTGGTGTCAAACGTGGTCGCAAGGTCGAGCCCGGCGAAGCACTCACGACCGGCGAGGCTCACCGGGCATGGCACGTTACCCTGTGCCCAGTGGTGCATGGCAATCCAGCGAGTGTCTTGCTCAGTCCATTGGTTCAAGTAAAGCTGGCGGAATGTGTTTTCGTATGCGGGCATTTCCATGGCCCGCTGACATTCGCTCCGCAGAAAGTCCTCTTTGATCGAGACGCCAAGGTTGGGATTGGCGATAGCCCAGGTGCGTTCATCCTTCCAATCTGCCGCAGGATCAGCACAGTAGATGGCCGGCAGGAATGTCTCGTCTTTGATGGCTCCGGTGCGAACAGCCTCGGCGTACTTCCACACCTCCCAGCACACGCTCTTCCTGTCGTGGCCTGCAGTTGTCAGGGCCACCGTTAGCGGGTTGCGTCTGGCCCCCTGGCTCGACAGCATCACTTCCCACATCTCACGGTTGCTTACGTGGAGCTCGTCAAAAATCACGGCGTGAGCCGAGAGCCCGTGCTGAATCCCAGCCTCGGCAGAAAGTGCCTTGTACGTGGCGTGCGTGGACTCCCTGACGATGGCGTTTCTGTAGACCTTGAGGTGTTGCCGCAGTACCGGCGACTGCTCCACCGCGATGCGGGCGGTATCAAATACAAGCCTCGCCTGGTCCCGTGACGCAGCACACGAGTAGACTTCAGCACCGGGCTCATCCTCGAGCATGGCCCGCAGTGCGATGCCTGCCGCCAACGTGCTCTTGCCATTTTTGCGAGGCAGGGCCAGCAGCGACGTGCGTACCTTCCGGCGGCCGTTCTCTTCAGCGAACAACGCCCGTAGGTATTCTTGCTGCCACTGCTGCAACAGGAACGGCTTGCCGCCCAACTCGCCCTTTGCGTGCGTCAGGTGCTTCTCAAAGAACCTCACCGCCAGGCACGAGGAGCACGTATTGCACGGCTTGTCAGCCGAACATGAGGCGGTCTTCGTTGTCGCTTTGGGCTTTCGGCTCAACGGCTGACACTCTCGCCAGGGCAGAAGCAGTCAGCCCGAACTGCTCAGCAAAACGGAGCATGTGCAGCCGGGCGTCCTTCTTCCGATACCAGGCTGGATGATTCATCACCCGGCCCTTGTCATCCATGAACGTGGCACCGTGCTGCTTCAGTTCTCGGTCAGCCGTGACCATGTCGGCCAGTGCGTCACAGTACGCAGCCAGCGTGTGCTGATGCCTCACGCTCATTACACCAGACGACTCAAGCATGGGAACGATCCGCTCCCACTCGGCTTTTCCGATGTCGCAGAGGTATGCCGGAGCGTCAGGGATGCCGGCCGGAGCGTCTATGCCGCTCTTATGCGGCCCTCTAACGCGAGCACCGCGCAGCTTGAGAATCGGTTTAGGCGTCGGCTTGCGGCCCTTGCCCATTACGCAACTCGCAGGAATGACGGGAAACGCGGCAGGCCAGCGTCGGTCAGCTGCTGAAACTGGTACGTGAACAACGTCCCAACCTTCGGCGGGCTGCGACGCATGGCGTCGGTCAGTCCAGAAGATACACGAAACGTCTTGCCGTCTTGCATGCGTGCCACGATGGCACCGACCGCCAGGCGGTTGCGGCCCGTGCCTGCCTCGTAGCCGATGACCGTGGCCTCGGCATCATTCATCGGCTTGACCTTCAGCAGCGATGCCGACCGTGTCGGCTCATAGCAGCTGCCCGACTGGCGAAGCATCACGCCTTCGCCACCACTGCGGATAATGCCGGCGAGCACGTGGTCAAGATCCGCACGGCTGACGCACTGCCGCTGGGCCACCGCGAACGCCCGGCCAGTGTTGCCGGCCAGGAGCTCGAGCAGTTCACGCTGGCGAGCCTCGAATCCTCCCGCCACCTCGGGAGCGTCAAACACGGCATAGCGGATCGGACGCCAGGCCGCCTCGTCAATGCGTCGATATGCACCGCTCACGCGCTGAAACGTGCCGCGACCTGCCCACAGTTCACCGTCCAGCGTGATGCCAACCGGGAGCGAAGCCACGAACGAAGCGGGTGCGTGGATCTCGTTGCCCGTGCGAGTCGTGAGTCGATAGCCGTTCCACCACGCACGAACGCCATCAAGTTTCTCCGACATCCACCAGCCAGATGGATCGGAGCCGCTCCACGTTTTTGCCAGCATCACAGCCATCGCAATCACCTCCAGAGATGCCCAAACATACGTTGCTTATCGGCTCGATTGCAAGGCGCGGCCAGATGCTTTTCACGCCTATTTTTAAGGCACGAAAACGCTGCGACAACGCGCAGAAAAACCATCGTCGCCAGACGCTCGTGCGTGCGATTGCAAGCCACTAAAAACGAGGCCGCCGCACCACCGCTTCTCGCCGCACGCGGCCCACAGCGGCGACGCCAGGCACTAGGGGACGCCAATTTCGGCCACGCCTACAGACCGAACCGCCGGTATTCGTCAGGCGGTGGTCCGATGATCGCAGGTGCCCTCCCCTGGCCCCTACGTTGACGCTACAGGCCGTCGCGTGTGGTCTTGCGTGTGTGACAGCCATGGCACAGACAACTGCCTGCAGCAACGTCGTAGCGGCTCCTGCCATCCATGCACCTGTCGGTGCCTAGCATGACAGGGGAAGTGTGGTCAGCGTGTGCTTGCCCCTTTTGTGAGCAGATCACACCACACGACTGACACTGCCAGGCGTCACGGGTCAGCACTGCCTGACGCCACCGCTTGTGTGCCTTGGAGCAATAGCCACGGGCTGCCGCGTTAGGTCTTGCACTCTCGTCTCGCTGAGGGCGGGACGAACGCAGACGCAGCGGCCTGTGGCATGGGATGCGTGTGGGCATCAGCTCTTGAGCATCACGAACCCGGTGGTGCCCGTGCTGTGGGTGGTGCCGCTGACCAGTTTCAGGAACTCAGCAGCAAACACCTCGTCAGGCAGGGCGTACGCCCGCCCTTCGGTGATCGATGCCGCCAGGGTCAGGTCAGCAACGCTGCCGTCAGTCTTGTATAGGCGACGGAACGTGCCGGCCGAGGTCGCACCAACCCACATCTGTAGGGTGGCAGCGTTGGTGCTCATGGTGCCGAATGACACAACGCCGCCAGCAACGTCACGCAGGTCGAGCGTGGTGGCCAGGCTCGTGGCCGTGTGCAGGGTGATGTCGATGTCCCGGTTCTTGCGGCTCAGAATGTTGTCGGCCATGCGTGGTCTCCTGTGTAGGTCAGGCTATAGGGTTAGGCGGGTGTCTTGCAGTCCACTAGCTCACAGGGCTAGGGGACTCTGGCAGGAGGGCGACGGCGTCGGCCAGGGGGATGATCTCCACGTTCGCCATCCATTCCGGCGTCAGGTGCGGCAGAGCCCATGCCAGGATGCCGCCGGGATGGAGTTCCGAGAGCAGATGCCCGCCCATCATCCAGCGGCCATCGGTGAGTTGCTGCCCGCCCGCGACATGGCGAGGATCGCCGTGTTCCTGCTGGATTGCGTACCACTCGGCGGCGGTCGCGTAGTCGTAGACCATTGCGAGGTCTTTGCACTCGTCGTAGGGCATCGGGAGCGTCAAGTCAGCGAGCGTCATACGTTCCTCGTCAGTGCTGCTTGGAAGGATTGCATCGCAGTGTTGTAGGCAGCGGCTTGCGGTGCGGTCATCGAAAGGCCGATGGAGTAGCCGCCGATGCGACCGTTGAAATAGTTTGCTGCGGTACTGTTCGCTGCCCGATTTACGGCAAACACATATATCTCCGCTGCCGTTGGCGTTGCTGCGGCGAGGGCTTGCGTCCCGTTCGCGGTGCCGTTCCTGTAGATAGTGCCGCTGCCTGAAGTGTTGACGCCGATCCACATCCCGCCGCTAGAAATGGCGGTTGTGCTGTTGAGGTAACTTCCTGATGTCGGCCCAAACGCGAACGCACCCTTGTCGGCGTTATCAAAATGACCAAGAGCAAACTGCTGTTGGCCGACGCCGCTGGCAGACTCCGATCCCAAGAAATACTGAAAGCCTCCGTTGGGCCATGTGATCGGATACGCCGCCAAGTGCCGGTCGCTGGAGGACAGTGTGTTTGTCGGGAACCCGGTGTTGAGGTACTTATTGCTGCCGTTGCCCGCCAGCCCTCCACTCGCACCAGTCTCGTTGTAGTTTGCAGTGACGAACAACCCGCCCACGTTCGTATCCGTTGCCCCGCCATACTGCGTTCCGCCCAGCGACGGTCCCCGATAGAGCGGCACCAGTGCGGCGTTGAGGTTTGAGCCGCAGAACAGGTTGAGCCGGAAGAAGCGGTCCCGGATGCCCGCCGATTCGATAGCCGCACAGAACTTAGACACAGCCGCGAGGCTGGTTCCAACCGTGCCGCCGTTGGCAACAACGCGGGCCGCCCATGCTGCCGCTTCTGGGTGGACGGTTGAGCGTGGTCGCAGAAGGCGGGGGGACATGGTCATCGCTTCACCCCACAAGTGCCGCTGACACACGTCGCCGCCTTCACATCGAGGGCGTAGGCCGCTCGTCCTGCGTCGCAGACTCCAGGCCCGGCGGGGTTGCGGTTGGTGCAGACCTTGCACCCTTTTGCGTGGGCGTCGAACGCGGGCGTCTTGATCGCTGCCACGCTCTCCACGCTGTCACGAGGATCGCCCGCACCCACCACGGCTGCCCGTGCAGCAGCAACCGCAGCGGCTGCTCGAGCGGGTTCTGTTGCCAGACGCTCGGTGTCAGCAGAAAGCCACACCAGAAGAGAGACGACCCAACGCCAGAAAAACACCATCATGGCTTCACCTCTTCAAGCATGTGCCACACGTAGTTGCAGAGCATCGCTCCCGCCACGCTGAAAACAAAGCCGGCCGGTGCGTAGTAGTTGCCCGTGATGATCGAGCCAACCAAACCTCCGCAGACCGAGCCGGCGATCCCAATGCCGATGGTGGAGAACCGCGAGCGAGGGCGAGCCGGGGGCCAGAGCCACTCGGCAACACTGCCAGCGATGAAACCAAACACCAGCCAGACTATGAGTGAAAACATCACCAGCCCTCCGCGTGACAGATCATGGCTCGGCCGTCAGTGTGACGTGCCGCGTACTGCTGCTCAGGTGGCAGCGGCTGCGGCTCAGCGAACACGGTGACCCAGAGACCGAGTTTGGCAAGCCTCGCAAGGAACTTGATGACCGGCCTTTGCGGCTTCGGAGAGAACGGATTGAGCGGGTCGAAGCCCGGCACCGTCGATACGAGGCAGCCAATAGCGAGGCAGGCAAGGCCGACGAGCAGAAGCGAACGCTTTGACATGACGATGCTCACAGAGCGATAGCGTGGGTAATGACGGGAGCGTGTGACACAGACTCGGGCGGTGCGGGCTCAAGCCATTCGGCGTGATTGAGGTCTCTGTATTTGAAGCCGTCCACGCTGCCGATCACGAAGGAATCGCCTTGGGCGAGGCAGGCTTCGGCATCGGCCCGCGTGATCCAGAACGAGCCATCAGGCTGGTCGCTTGGGTGCTTGCCGCCGCCGACGTAGTTGCCCCAAGAGTTCATCACCAGCACGCCGTCGCGCGGGTTCTTCATCGGCGTGGCCGAGCCCGGCCCGTTGTTCTTGGCGTACTTCACCGAGAGGATCACCATGCAGTGATTCCACGTCGAAGCCCTTCGACAGAATCCATCAGCGTCACGGTCGCCGCTGGCGAAGCCAATGTTGGAACAGATCGGCACGCACATCCCCGACTCCAGTGCAGCCGTCAGCGAGGCCCAGTCCTCGCAGAGTGCGACGGCCTTCGCTGGGTGGGCATGAGCCTCGCGGGCCAAAGCGTTGGGCACGCCATACGCTCCCCACTGCTGCGACCGCTGTATCGAGTATTGCGATAAGTCCACATCGCCATACTTGGTGCGGTACAGGATGCCGCCCACGCTGGGGTCTTTGCATCGTCCCGAGACCCAGCGTGCCGCTGCACCGCCGTAGGAGCCATCAGAGAAGCCCGCGTTGCTCACGGGTGGCATTCTGCCTGCGGTGCGTGAGCCGCCGTATACGGGCTCTGTAGCGACCAGCAGGGGGCACTCAGCGAGCCCACCAGAGACGTGATCCACGCATTGGCCGACGTAAGAGCCCATAGCCCAGCCGAAGGAGACGCAGGAACCGTGAGCCCCTTGGTTCCACGGGCCGAACGGCTTGCCATACTTCTGCCGGTGGCAGCGGTCAGCGAACCGGTACAGGTACGTGTCGGAGCCCTTGGCTCCCGCGATCACCTCGGCTCCAGCCTGCCGGAACATCGGCTGATCCAACTCACGAAGGAACTCTTTGACGCCGTCAGGGTTGGGGAGGTAACCGAAGTTATCCTCAACCTTGTCAGCAAGCCGAGCGACGTAGCGACTCACCACCGTGCCAAGCACGGCGGCGAACACGACGAACGTGATGGCAGACCAGCTCCAGTTGCTTTCACTTTGCTGCGTCACTGGCGGCCCTCCCGATGTCCCTGTAGGCCGAGACCCAGGCTGCCCGTGTCTCCGCCGTCAGCGGCCCGCCATCGGTGCCAACGGCTTTGTCGAGGTAGGTAGCGATGAGGTCGCGGGCTTGCGGCTGGCGGTCGCCGATGCTGATCCCACGGCAGCGAAGAATCCGAGCCGCCTTGCGAAGCTCGTCAACAGCCACGCCGCTCTTGAGATACTGCTCGGCCTCGGGCTGGGAGCCGTCAAACTCGATCTCGTCTGCGAGTTCATTGCACAACGCTCCCACGAGGCTGGCGTCATCCGACGCCGAAGGGCCGAGGAACGTGCCGCGAAGAACCAGCGGGCCGGTGTCGGGGGCCGGGGTCGGCTCGTCAGACTGCCGGCCGCGCGGCATGAGCAGCACAGCAGCGAGCACCAGGCCGATGGCCAGGAACTTCTTGGGGTCCAGTTTCTTCACCCACTCAATGGCGGGTTGAAACTTTGAGAGGTCGCCGCCGTAGAACAACGCCACGGCAACGGCGACAAGCAGAATCGAAAGCATGGACAGCCTCCTAGATACCTAGCCGGATTGTGCCGCATCGTCGCCATCCCCTTGCAGGGGCGGGCCTTGCACGTTGATGGACTCGTTCAGTAGGTCGAACAGCTGCGAGTAGCAGTCCTGTGCCTCGTTGTGCACTTCTTTGCGGTCGAGTCGAAACGGTTGCTTAAACACTTCCTCGTCCAACAGCCGGCCATTGCCGTCGGTCATGTAGCAGTAGGCGTACACCTGGCCGTACTCCACGACGATCCGGCGGACCACGTCCTCTTTGTCTTTGGGCGTCTGCATTAGCCGTGCTCCCAGAACGAGCCATCCCAGTCAGCAGTACGGTGCGACGGCTCATCCGACAGCTCGAGGCGATGCAGCGTCACGTGCTGCGTCTTCACTACACGCCGGTCCTCTCGCGTGTCCTCGCTCCACGTCGCCTGTATCTCCGTCGACATGCGGGCGATCTCTCGCGGCGTCGGGTCACGCTGGCGTACCTGCCTGGCCCGTAGCTTCCGGTCGTGCCGGCGTGGCAGATCCCACACCTCGGCCAGGCGGATGACTTGGTCACGGGAAATCGTCCAACGCTCGCACAGAGCCCTCATCGGGATATGCGTCATCCAGTCGGCGTGAAACGCCGTCAGACTGATGGTTGCGGTGTTTCCTCGCATGGCTCCATCCAGTTCATGAGCATTCTCTGCGACGGGTTGAGGTACAGGTGCTGCCCGGTCGCTCGAGCGATGCTCTCATGAAAGGGCACGTGCTCGCAGTCTTGCACGCCGTCGTATGTGCCTCGCAGGTACGCATCGGCACGGTAGATCGTCATGCCGCCGAACGCAGACGAGACGAGCACGGGCGGCGAGCCAATGGCAGGAAGCCACGTGTAGCCAAACCCGCCGTAGCCACTCTGGTACGTGTCCCAGTAGCAGTCGGTCTGGCCTACGCCACGCAAGGCCCAGAGGTCGTAGTGATGCCACTGCGGGCCTTGGCCGAAGTCGTACTGAAAGAGCGACACGCTCGCCATGCCGTAGGCACCCGGCAACTCAACGAGCCAGCCAAGCCCATTCAGTACGCCGTCATCGTTCCAGCCGCCCCATGCGTCGAAGTCGATCAGCACCACATAGTCAGCGTCCTTGGCGCATGCACGCACCCAACGCTGGCAAGAGTCTCGGTACTCGGCCATAGCAATGGTGCGGCGACCGGCGAACTCCGAGCCGTAGCTGGCCCTGCCGAGCACTTCGTAGTGGAACGTGGCCTGCGGCTTCTCGTGGCAGTAGTCGTGCAGCACCTCGAGCGTCTGGTCTTCGCAGTCGTTCGCCTCGATGTGCAGCGACCACTTGCCCGCGATGCTCTGCAGCTGCTCAAGACGGCCAAGGTTCTGGGCGAGATGTACCGCACAGTTGCGGGCCAGCCCCACAAAAGCGACGCTGGCGTTACGCAGGCGGGCCTCGCCTTCGTCCGCACGCTCTCTGTAGGCGTCTAGGAAGGGCTCGTGTGGCTGCCAGAGACGGGCAGGGATGTCAGGCATCAACTCCTCGCTTCCGGCAGATCATGTCCGCCACGTCTTTGGGCACGTTGGCCCGCTTAAGAAATGCCCAGCACTCGACCATGTAACGAGATGACTCGCTGCCGTTGCGAGTTGTTACGCCATACCCGGCATCGTCCTCGGTAAAAATGGCCCCGGCCTGCGGCACGTAGACGCAGCCACCGAGAGCGGCCACGGCGGCATATCCAATGGCGTCGGCGTATGGCCCCATCCGCCAATACTCCAGCTCGCACAGCCACGCCAGCCAACTGTGATGGATTGCCGAGCCGATGCCGGTCTCGCACGGGTTGGCGTCACTCAAGAATCGACGGCAGGCGTACTCCGGCGTGCAAAACTGCAGGTCGCCAACGTCCACCGCTCCATGTACCGGAGCAGATGGCTTTCGCAGGTAGTAGGAGTGGAATATGACTGCGGCCGTGCGGTGTCGCATGACAGACTGAACTACGCCGTGAAAAAGTTCGTCATCTGCCGAAAGGCTCATGACGTGACTGCCGCCAAGCGATGCAAACTGTGCCGCAGCGGCCTGCTCCCAGCACGCTGCCTTGGTTGCGTTGTGCTGCACCCACACGCAGTCGTAAGTCATCGCCGCAGCGTCGGCCACGGCAACGCTGTCGTCGGTGCTGGCGTCATCGATGACCGCAACCTCCAGCGGCATTTGGCTGGCGGCTGAGTAGATCGCCGCCGGTAGCGTAGCTGCGTGGTTGCGGTTGGGGATGTACACCGAAACGCCAAACTTCATGGAAATTCCTTTCTGCCAATGAACAACTCCCGCCCTTGCCTGTCTGGCGTTGAGGTCCACTTGCCGAAGCATTGAGCAACCTCTGCTTGCGATGCTGGCGATAGCTGCTCCCAGTCATGGATGATAAGCGTGGCACAGAGTGAAGCGGCTAAGACGTATTCACCAACAACAGACTCCCCGTGCTGGGCATCGTGAAAGATCACGTCGTACGTCAAGCCATTGGCTACAGCATCTCTCAGGTACTGGCCGGCATCGGCAGGCACGGGCGTGATGTTCTTAAGGCGAAGCCCAAACCAATATGAAACTCGGTTCAGCTCTGGCACCGTGTCGCACAAGTCCACCGCAATGACAGTGGCCTGCGGGGCTGCCATCGCAATGGCTGCAGCGGATATCCCAGCGTGGCTGCCAAGTTCAAGGATGGTTCCGGCGGAACCAGCACAGGCTTCGCAGATGTCCGCGATGTGCCCGCGAGACGTTGTCATCGGGTGCGAGTCATCAACTAAGGAAAGATATTCGTCGTACGTCATGACACTCGCACGGTCGTACGTGCCTCCTGCCCCCATGACTTCTCCACCACCAGGCGGGCGACCATGGTGTCATCGCCCATCACGTCCTGCAGCGAGTCGAGCACCGCCTTGGCGACGTTATCCACGTCAGGGCGTGGCAGCTTTGGTGCCGTGGCCTTGACGCCGCTCTTCAGCATGTGCGACTTGGGCCGCTCAAACACGGCGTCGATCACGACATCGAGCGGCTCGCCCGTTGGCGTCAGGCCAGCGAGGCGGGCAGCGACAGCCAGCTGCGTCCGGTAGTCATGCACCGGGTGGCTCTTCGGCGTGTACGCATGAGCGAACTTGCCACGAGTCGTGATGCGTGCCCGAGGCTGCGGCACAGGGTTGCCCGGCACGGTGAACGTGATTGCCATGGCGTAACCATGGCAAACCTGTCAAGGCAACAGGGCGTCCGCTTTATCGTGCGGCACGGCCGTATACCTCCGGTATATCTGACGCTACGAAATTAAAGCCGTTCCAGCAGGGAGCGGAGCGTGGCGGCGTATTCATGAGGTGGTTCGTCATCGCAGTGAATATCCGCGAAGAACGCCACCGCCTCCCGCTCCTCGTCGGCGAGCGTGAACGGCGTCAGCGTGCAGTACTGGGTTGTCTTGCCGGTGACGTAGGGGCAAGGCTTGTCCCCGTTTGCCGCATTGTCCGCGTCAGGACAATCGCCGTTCGCCGACAACCAGACATACGGGTAGTGCCGAAGCAACGCCAACGCCTCGGCCCGCACCTCGCGCCTGATGCCTTTGATCGCACCTTCGCCATACGGCGAGGATAGGCGAACAAGAAACTCCCGCGTCTGGGCTACCGCTCGGTCGGATTGCTCGGGGAGGGTCATGCCACGTCTCCTCGCCACAGCCGGGCCTTGGTAGCCGAGTCGCTCTCGCCACGCAACTTGGCTTCGCGCATCTCTCTACACTCCCTTGCACGTTCCTCAATCTGCTGCGGCGTCGGGTCGCTGATGCTGGACCCGTCTGGCCGCCGCTTCGGTGGTAGCTTGTGCCGCTTCTTCAACGTCCACAACGTGGTGACCTTGCACCCCAGCTGCTCGGCAATCTCAGCCAGCGTCGCTTGGGTGTGCCACAGCAAAAACAACTTCGGCACGTCAACGTCCACACGCTGGCCCGTCGTTTTTCGTGGCCACCCGAACCGACGCACCGCATCAGTCACCGCTGTCTCGCCGCACCCTAGCCGCTTGGCGATCTCGCCGTTCTTCACGCCGATGTCCCGCAGCCTCCGCATTTCCTTAAAGTCCAACGCCTGCCGCTTCGCCATCAACCTGCCTCCGCTGCGAGTGGCATGATCACTCCGGTGTATGACTTGCCAACCTTCAGCACAGTCTTGCCGTCTGGCTTGCAGACGTGAATCGACACGCACGGCTCATCGTTTTGGCCGAACGCACGCAAGAATGAATGGACGTAATTGGGGTCCAGTTTCACTGTGACTGCCTCTGCCGGCGAGTCCACTGGGCACTCGACCTGTGACTGCCCTGCTTCCGAGCTCTTTGCCGTCAGGGTCAGCGTGTCGCCAGCGAACACAAAACGCACACCCTTGGATGACTCTGTCGCCACAACGGCGGCACAACTCACGGCGTGCGAAAGCTCATCACGAAACACCGAATGCCCTTCAGGCAACTCTTCGCCGAGAACGTCTCTCCACCTGGGAAACTTGCCGTCAATCAGCCGGCAGGTAACCGTGATGCCGCCGACGTTTCCCCGAAATGTCCTGCTGTCACACTCAAGCGACACGGTTTCGTCTTGGCCGGCTTGGTTTGATAGCCAAACCATGGGTGACGTTGGGACGATTGGTGACTTCTTCTGAGTGCCCTTTGGGTCGCTCACGAAATCGTCGGTGGCAGCGTCACGGCCAACTTCTGCAACGCTCATCCTTCTGCCGTCAGTGGCCACAAAGAAGGACTTGTCACCGACGCACTCAATCAGCACGCCACCGAGAGCGAACCTGCTGCTGTCCCGGTCAACCGCGTAGATGACCGACTTGACTGCACGACTGAACTCGTCGCCAGTCAGCGTCATCATGGGGTCCAATCCATCTGGTTCCCACAAGGGAAACTCTGACGCTGACTCGGTGGGAAGTTTCCACTCGCAGCCTTTGGTTTTGATTTTGCAAACCGAGCCGTCTTGCGTGAGCGTCACTGTTTCGCCCGTGGCGTTCATCAAGATCGTGTGCAGCCTGTCCTTTGGCAGAAGTATCGGGTCGCACTGAGCGTCGATAAGTTCAACGTCGATCCTGCATTCAAGATCCGTCCCGGTGACCAGTCCGTTGCCGATGCAGACGCTATTGATTGCGGCCTTGTTCGACCTTCTTGCAACAGCCATTCCGGCGACCTTCACCGCTTTCCGAAGCTGGGCCAGGTCCAGCGTGATACCACCCTGTGTCTTTGCCCGCTTGGGCTTTTCCAGTGTCGTAGTCGTCATGTGAAATCCTTTTCTTAAGTGAACAACCAACCAAAATGCCGAGGGCGAAAGTGCCCGCGAGCAATGCCTCTCCTACAGCGATCCAGACAAAATCGGTGAGTGTCATAGCGATGCCCCCGGATCGTCGCCTTCCATCAGCGGCCAGCGTGGCTCGTGCTGTGCCTCGATCCGCTCGAAGTAGCAGGCTTGCTTGACCAGCCTCGCCTTGAGTTCGCCGTTCGTCTCGGCCAGCTGCTCGAGCTCCTTGCGTGCCGTGACGATCCAGCGGCGTTGCTCCATGATGAGCTCGGCCATCTCCATTGTCTCGGCCTGCTCCGCTGCCTCGGTGTGCCAGCGGGCCAACGACTTCAACTTCTTCACGATCACGTCAGTGGTCATGCAATCACCTCGATGTTGCGGGACTTGCCGGGGATGCGGCGGATCGCACCCTTCTTCTCCAACGCATTCAGGTGGTGGAAGACGGCGTTGTGGTTGCGGATGCCCATCTCCTGGGCGATCTGCCGCACGGTGGGAGAAAAGTAGGCCATGTTCTCCTTGATGAAGGCGAGCACCTGGGCCTGGCGTGCGGTCAACGGTTTGGGTTTTGCGTCTACGGTCATCTCAAATCCTCCTCGGTGAGTGTCACAGCCTTGGCAAGCGTTGCGGCAAATCGTTCAGCGTCTCGGCCGGCAAACGCTCTCGGCGGCGGCTTCTCGTCGGGCCGTTGGCCGGCGGTGCGGTTGGTGCCGCCGCTGTCTTGGCACTTGCCGAGCCAGCGGACGACGAACGCCCGCCAGTTCCGCTTGCCCGCACGTTCCGGGTGTGCCTTCAGCCAGGCCGTAGCCTTGGCGAGCTCTTGGTCGAGTACGGCACCGGGATACGCTGCCCGCCACTCCAGGCGGTCGCCGTCCGTGATCCCATGCCATCCTGTCTCAGAATCCCAACGAACGGCAGCGGGGTGCTGCGAGCGTTTCCGCCGCTTCGGCGGTTCGCTCGTAGCTACCGGCGCAGCCGGTTGTATTACTTCTACTCTTCTCTTCTCTTCTTCTAGTGACGCAGAT